AGCGTTTTGAACGCCACGAAGAAGGCGTGGTTATGGTCACAGCTATGGATAGGCGGGGGGAAAATCCTAACGTAAAAGACTTTCTTGCTTTGAAGTCCGCAGATTTTGAGAAAGTGCCGGAAGCCGAGCACCCACATTACTCGTGTTTTATGATAGGGAAAGAGTACTGGGATAAGATAGGTATGTTTGATGAGGAGTTTGTCCCTTGCTATTTTGAGGACAATTCTTCACACTATAAAATAAAACTCACAGGACTTAAAGCGATTGTATATCCACCTGCTTTGTTTTATCATTATGGATCAAGGACTTGGAATGAAGGAGTTACCCATTCTACTTCTGAAAGGAATTTGAAGTTTGAAAGAAATCGTGATGTGTATGTAAAGATGTGGGGAGGCACACCGGGAAATGAAACATTCAAGACGAGGTTCAACAAATAAAATGTTTAACCTATTCAAAAAACAAAAAGTATTGACTGCGGAAGAGCAGAAAACTGCTAATGAAATGGTTGAGCATTTCCGTGCTACCACTCTTAAAAACAATACCGATGCTCTCATTAAAGGCATCGGCGGAGTTTTGACCGAGTTCGCTAGAACGATAAATGATAATACCAATATCCAAACCACATCTCTTTCACGAGACTTGAAAAGATTTGTGTCAAACGGAGAATATAAAACCGTATACGCTTTATATTTTATGAAGAAAGATGCAAAGATGAAGATTATGATGACCGCTATGGATTATCCCGTGTTGGTTCAAGTGATTGCCAAGAATGATTATGATGCAATCGATCAAGCAAAAAAGGCTTTGACTAAAATGAATTATAAGCCAGATGAGTGGGATGCAATCGTTACTAACAAGATTGATTTGTCAGTAGAAATACCGAAAGAAATTGCGATTGAAAAGAAAGAATTAACTTTACCCGTTGAAACATACATTACCAATCTCATGTATGCTAGAGATAATTTTGTAGACGAGCAGTGGGAAAAGGACGCATTAACAAAAGCCATTAACAACATTAAGAAAAAATATGCCAACAAATCTTGAACATACATTGAAGTCTTTTATAAGCGTGACGGACAAGTCAAAAGTATCCGTAGTCATTCCCCTTTTTGGTTATTTTGATGACTCATCGAAGCAGTTGAACAAGGATACATTGAAGCTAACCCTTGACAGGATTTACTCGAATGTCCATCAGTTATATTTGATATTTGTGGCAGAGGAAAAAAGGCTATCGCCCAGTGTTGGGAACATTCTTGCGGCAAAGAATAAGGGAGGCAATGCCAAGGGTATATCCATGAAAGCCGGTTCGACTTATGGCGAGTACTTGCGCGCGGGAGTTACGGCGGCTCTTGAGGACACAAAAAGCCAGTACATAATTTGTATCAATCCGTGGGTTTTGCTTCAGCACAATGCTCTTGATGTCTTGGTAGACAGAATGAACCGATCCGATGAAGCCAAGGTTATTTGTGGGTTTGATGTCAATGGCATAATTGAGTCCACTAAATTTGATGGGCATATTTATAATATCCCGATAGAAGAGCGAGCCATAGACACTAATCTATTTGGCATGAAAAGAGTTTACGCGGAGATGATACCGCTTGATACGAAGTACAAGACTCATTCGTTTATTGGCAGAGATGCTTGGCAGAGTATGCTGACCAAAGGTTTTGAATGTATCATTACCCAGAAAGTCACTATCTTCAGTTTCAATGTAGATTGGACAGAATTTGAATCGAGAGAGCAGTATGAATCGGACAAGGCTTACTTTTTAAGTAAGTGGCATTATAATGTCGGAGAAATAAGTTATGGAAAATAAGATACAGAAAAAAGAAATACTCGGCGGAGAGATAAGAAAAGTCCATGTTAAAACGGACACAGGAAAAGATGTGGTTGAGTTCGAGCCTTCGCCTGATTATAGCCCAGAGAAGATAAAAGAGGATTTGTCAAAATATGGGCTACAAGCGGTTGAAAATGTGGAGGTGGTGAATCCTGTGACTGGCGTGAAATCTATCGTCACAATTGACCGTACGGGCACACACGAGGGTAAGTTAGCCATAGCCATGACTGATAAGAGCCTTTCTAGGGAGCAGAAGGACTCGGTTCTCTCAATGTATCTTTGGGAGCGTGGGAAAGAGAGTGCCAGTATGCTAGTGGACTTGATGAGATACAAAGGTGCTCACACAAAAGAAACCCGTGCATTTATGAGCCAAACAAGATTTGATTTTGAAATGTTCGTTAAACTTTTTATAGAGCAGATGAGGGCGGTGGCTAGAGATATTGCCAAAGAATATAACATAGAAAAAATATCAGATTATTGTAAAGATTATTTTGAAGCAGTTGGTGGATTTAAGGAATGTGATTATTGTGCTTCAAAAGCTGGTAGCCCGATCTTGTGTTCCGATTGTTTGGATAGAAGAACCAAGATTGATAGTGTAGACACGAAAGATTTGTGGTTGAAGACAATGGTTCGCAACTGGACTGAAGCCGATAGGTTTGAAGATAGTGTGAAGAAAGTCACGGAAAACCGGGAACGACAAAAAGGCTTCGGCATTTATATAGACGCTCAAGGAAAACCATATTCAATCTTTGAGGATGAAAAGGTCGATGATGTGGTTAAACGAGATATTGAAAGATTAAAAGATTTAGAAAAAAACCAAGATGAATGAGATAACTTTTTTGGAAATGTCTTTGGGAGGTCAAAAGGTTTCAGAGATGAGTAATTTCGCATTCCTTGCTTGGGTAGGAGATAAATTAAATGGAGTCAAGGCATTTTCGGCTGATGCGGTTGAATTGACTTCATTGATACAGACTCCACCGATGAGCAGGAATATGCCAAACGAAAGAAAGGTCGAGATATTAAGAAAAATGGAAAAGCTGGGAATAAAAATACCATGAGTGTAAAGCAAACAATTAAAGGATTGCCGACAACGGAGATGTTTTTTTGTGAGGCTTGTAAAAACTATCATCCTGTAGACGATTGCGAAGTCGTTATTATTCGCATGATCAAGGGAAAGAATTGTTCTATGGGTAAGCCGGTAGAAAACTTTACTAGGGATTTACCCGTGCCAGAAGCCCAGATAATTCCTGTGGTAAAAAAAGTAGTAGACAATATACCTCTAAAGGTCGATGATGACGGAGTGGGTTATCATATTCCGCCAAAAGAAATGGAAAAGATAAATGCCCAGAGAAAAAGTATTATTCCGCACGGACTAGCCTCGATGATGGTTGGGCCTGATGACCCGAACTTCGAGACGAAGGGGGCAAAAGAAGTAAGACGAGTATGACCATGTTCAAAACAACCAGAAAACCTAGAGCACCTATTGCCCAGCTTATAGAGGCAGGTGATATTGCTCGCAATATGTCTATCGCAAAAGGACTTGTATCTTCAAAGAGCATATTCGATAAATTATCAGAAATGCCGAACGCACCTATATTGCCGGGCTATCCGCCTTACTTGCCCGACAAGTGGACACTAGATGCCTCTCGTAATGTCGTATTTGATATAGTTAAAAAGTGGGTAAGTTTCAACAATGGAGACTCTGATAGGCAGGAAAAGTTTGAGCCATTTTGTAGGTTCGCAGAAAGGAGACTTGCAGAGTTGGAAAGAGTTTATCGTGCAAAGACCAGAGAAGATATGTTGAACCTAAATACCGATGATCCGATTGCCAAGATATTCTCTAACCAAAAGATATTAAGCACAAGTATGGGTATGAGAATGTTTATTACTGCTACCTTCGTAATATCGAATATCGTCAAGACTAATTCTAGCGTTTCGGATTACCTTACTTGGTTTTTAGAGGATTACACACCAAAATTAAATGAATTATGGAAAAAAGATAGAGCGGGACAGGATAAACCTTAATGCGGCTTTGGCGGCCACAGGTGAGTATTTTCGCCTTGATGATTATGAACTTGACCCAGCCGAGCGAGACGCAATGTTTGAGCCAGAAGAGCAGGATCACAGTGGATATGATGTCGAGCAGTTTATTTACAAGTTATCTCACGAAGAATTAGTAGTCCTTTTATTCAAGTCTTTGGGAACGCCTAGTCGGGAGATTGCGATCATTTTGAACTGCGGAAGGTCTCATGTCTATAAAATCATAGAGGACTTGGGAAAAAAGACGAAAAGTGGGTTATAATTACAATATGGATAAAAACGATTCTCCTATAAAATCTTTCACTAAAGCGACCAAGACTATTGTGCCGTCTCCTTCACAGGCTCTTGTATTTAATACGGAGAAACAGCGCAATGCTCAATTCCTAGACAAGGGATTAAGCAAGCCTGGCCGCGTGTCTTTTGAGGTTCTCCGTAGAGCAGTTCAATCTACTCACGCCGCCCGCATAATCGTAAACACTTTGAAAGAAAAAGTAACCAAGACAAAGTGGGTTATCAAGCCTAAAAAGCAAAATACTAAAATATCCCCTGAAATGCAGGAACAGATTGACCAAGTGACTGATTTGCTTGAACATCCTAATTTGAATGACCAGACTTTCCGAACTCTTCTTGATATGGTTCTTGAAGATTTGCTTGTGCTAGATGTGGGTTGTATTGAAAAGACTCGATATGAAGATGGAACACTTGCAGAGCTTCATTTTTGTGACGCCAGTACAATAAGACCTGTGTATGATGAATGGGGTCGTCAAGATATTGAGATAGAAATGCCAACAGAATTGGGAATGGTACAAGCCCCAGTTTCTTTTGTGCAGATAATGGATAACTCAATGTATGGAGGCCCTGAATCAGGTCAGATCGTGGCGGCTTGGCCGAAGAAAGATTTTATAAGGTTCATGCAACATCCGCAAGGAGCTATGGAAGGATATGGATATGGACTTTCGGGAATTGAAAGTGTGGTATCTGTTGTCTCAAACATTCTAAATGCGGATAATTTTAATGCTAACTATTTTGAAGAGGGTTCTTTTCCGCCTGTGATTATTCAGATTTTGGGACAAGTCAATCAAAGAGACTTGCAGTTGTATCGTGAGTACTTAATGTCAGAGCTTGCGGGTCAATATCATCGCCCAGCAGTTATGGCAGGTGGAAATGATTTGAAGGTGCATAACCTAAAGGACTTGACTAATCGTGATATGGAGTTTATGGAATACATGAAGTTTATGGTTAGACTTCTCGCGGCGGCTTATGGTCTCTCGGGACAAGATGTCGGGCTTACTGATGATGTCGGTTCAAAGAATGTGTCAGAAACGCAGAGAGATATTACACAGGAAAAGGGATACAGCTCTATCCTTCACCTTTTGAAAGAAGTATTTAATCAAGAGATAATTTGGAAAGATTTTGGATTCAAGGATTTGGAGTTTGACTGGGTAGCTGATGACTCGCTTGATCCGAAAGAAGCGGCAGATATTTTTCAACTGCAACTTCAGTCTGGTGTTTGCACAGTAAATGAAGCTCGTCAGAAACAAGGTTATGAAAAGTATGAAGAAGACTGGGCTAATCAGCCTATGGTTCTTACTACAACTGGTTATATTCCTATCATGGCTTCTAATCCTGAAGAAGAAGGGCAAGATCAAGATAAGGAAATCGGTCAAGACAAACAGCCAGACGAAAAGAAGCCTGAGGGTGAATCAAAAGAAAGACTGAAGGATTGAAACGCGGGTGGAGAAAAGATTTATCGAGATCAAGAGAAAACTCCTGATGACAAAGGTGCTGTAAAAGAGAAGTCTTTTGAAGAAGATGTGCCCATAAAAGCACCGAAAAAAACAAAGAAAATGGAAGACATAAGACCGAAGTCTTCGCCTGTTATAACTACTTCCAATCAAGATCAAGTAGATAAACTAGAATCTGAAATAAAAGACTTGAGGTCAAAAATTGGAGAAAGCAACAATAATGATATGAAGGGGTATATCGAAAGCCAGTCGAAGGATAATAAAAACATATTGACTTCTCTTACTTCGATGTTCAAACTTATGCTTGGAAAGATTGCAGGCAAAACACCTGAGCCAGAGAAAGAAGAGGAAGTGAAAGAGGTTGAACC